TTTGATTCGGGCGCCCGTCTCTCGCACAAAAAATATTTTTTTTAACTTTTTTATACCTAGCTTTTAACCTTACCCTTTTTATGGTACACTACGGCTATGAGTGCAAATTTAATGAGAAAATCCGCTTATGCGGACTATGTAGGTGTAACCCCTGCAGCAATAACAAAGGCTACTCGTGTAGGTGGAAGCCTTCACGCGGCTATGCTCGGTAAAAAGCTAGACGCCACACATCCGAGCGCGGTAGCGTACGAGCTAGAGCATAGACCAAAAGTCACTATCTCTGTAGATGGCGGGACTCCCGTACCCCTCGAAGAGTTTAACGACCAGGTAGGCGTACCGCCAGTTATAGCCGGTAGACCTACCGGGCACGTAGCTAAGAACCAATCTAAAAAAGAAGGCAAGTACGAGGAGGGGTCTTTTACCGTTCCGGAGTATATCGGAGACCTAGCGGATATGACGCTACGAGATTTAATAATGCAATTCGGTACGGACGTTCGTTTCGTGGACTGGCTTAAAGCTACCAAAGAGATAGAGATGATTAACGAGAAGCGTTTAAAAAATGCGGAGTCAGAAGGTACCCTCGTTAGTAGACACCTGGTAAAAGTTGGGATACTGGAGCCGTTAGATTCAGCCCACATAAAATTACTTACCGATGGAGTAAAAACCATAGCGCGTAGAACCGTGGCCATGCACGACTCGGGTAGAGACCTATCGGATATAGAAGATTTTATATCGGACCAGGTATCCTCCTTCCTAAAACCAGTTAAGGCTAAAGTAAGAAGGGCTCTAAAAAATGTCTAGTCAAAAGGCAGTAACACCAAAGGTATCCGACTGCTACAAGTGTGGAAAAAAAGCGAGAGCTATAGACTGGGATTTTAATGACCGGTGGCAAGTAATGTGCGACGGTAACCACACGGCTACAGGTAAATGTAATAGTCCACATAGAGCGATATGTAAGTGGAATAATAAACAAGAGGCCCTAAAAAATGTCTAAGATGGATAAGGTCGGCGCCGACTGGGTAGTAGAAGAGGTGGGGGCACTCACTGATAAAGTAGTGCACGTTAAGCCCTCGGTATTTAATGAAGAGAATAGATACCTACCCGAGTCTGTTACCTCCATACCTGGGTACTTAAGATACGCGGTTAATCCTTTTATGAGAGAGATAGTAGATTGCGCGGATATTAACAGCCCAGTACGAGAAGTAAATCTTAAGAAAGGGGTACAGATTACATACTCCACCATGCTAGAATCTGTGACCTTATATTTTGCAGCCCACGTTAAAACTCTCCCCATGATGTATATGACGGCAGATAAAGAACTAGCTAAGGCTCGTATAGAGAATAACTACTTACCGATGTTCCAGCAGTCGGACCTAGGAGATATCGTACGCTCTAGTGACGAGGGGAACAGTCGTAAGACTGGTAACACAGCTAACCATTTACAATTCGCTGGCGGAGCGTACCTCGTACCCTTCGGAGCTATTAACGCTAATAAGATGAGGTCCTACTCTATCGCGGTTATGATGAAAGATGAAATAGACGCCTGGCCAGATACGGTGGGTAAAGACGGAGACCCGGATAAACTTAGCGACGGTAGACTTAAAGGTTATTGGGATAGGCGTAAAATATTTAGGGGTTCTACCCCACTTATTAAAAGCAAATCAAAGATAGAGAAGGCATACAAGAGAGGGGACCAGCGTAAATATATGGTTAACTGTGTAAAGTGTGATTATTCCCAGGAGCTACGATGGAAGACCACGGATAAAGAGACCGGATTAATAGGAGGCTTTAAGTGGGACCTAGAAGAGGGTACGCTAGACCTCGATTCTGTTCGGTATTGCTGTGCTAAGTGCGGACACGCACATTACGAGCATGATAAGGAGCGCCTATTCTCTCCAGACCACGGAGCACACTGGAAGCCTACAGCTAGACCCGTAGAGCCAGGTATAAGGTCATATCATCTACCAGCTATGTACTCACCTATCGGGATGGCTCCCTGGTCCAGTTTAGTATCTGATTATTTAGACGCCTACGACGACGAAGGGCAAAAAGTAAAAGACATAAGTCTGTACCAGGTATTTTATAATAATGTCCTGGCGGAGCCGTTCGAGGTAATGGGTTCTAAGTTAAGATTCTCTAGTGTATCAGCACACCGTAGAACTGTGTACAAACTGGGACAGGTACCTAATAAACACGCGGAGAAGTTCGCGGGGTCTCCTATATTATTCCTTACGTGTACAGTCGATGTACATAAAAATAACTTAGCAGTGGCAGTATTTGGGTGGACTCGAGAGATGCGATGCTACACTATCGACTACTGGAGATTTGAAGTCGAGAAGGATGAGGACGACTGTAGCGAGATGAGTAGCCCCGTGTGGAATAGGCTTCGAGAGCTTATAGACGAGACAGTTTACGTAGCGGATGACGGTAAAAAATACCGTGTGATATTAACGCTAGTAGACGCGGGTTACGCTAATGACACCGTAACTACATTCTGCGCGGATTATGCGTCGGGGGTTTACCCGATATTAGGTCGTGATAGACCCGGTAAAAACCAGACGATAAAAGAATTTAGCGAGTTTACTACTCAGTCAGGTACTACAGGATACAAGATAGTCGTAGACCACTATAAAGACCGTATGTCCCAGATACTACGTAGAGAGTGGAGCGAAGATATAGGGGGCCAAAAGGCATACCATTTTAACGCACCTGTAGATATCACAGATAAGCAGTTAAAAGAGTTAACCGTGGAGACCAGACGCGAGAAGGTAGATGAAAAGGGTAATACTACATACGTGTGGTACCGACCAGGTAACGCTAAGAATGAGTTATGGGATTTACTCGGGTATGGCCACGCGTCTGTAGAGATTCTAGCCTGGAATATTTGTATACAACACTTTAAGCTAGATAATGTAGACTGGCCACAATTTTGGAATTATATAGAAAATAATAAGGTTTATTTTGAAGATTAGTTAAAAATGTGTTATACTACCGGTAAATTAATTTTTTATAGGAGGGTTTTCGATGGCGTGTTCCGAATTTATGCAAGAGAGAATTACCGCGACTAAAGCGCTTATCGTAGCGTATGAAGACGCCCTCCTAGCGCTAGCTACAGGTGGTGTACAAGAATACCGATTAAACACAGGGCAGAGTGACCAGAAGGTTACTAAAATGGATGTTAAAGACCTCCAGAATACCGTGGATTCTTTATATAATACTCTAGCAACTTTAGAGGCTAGGTGTACCGGAAACGGGGTACTAATAGGGAGACCAGCATTTTGAGTATATTTGGATTTGATGATGCAGTAGTAGAACAGGCGGAGAAGATACCAGCGTCGGATAGAGCCTGGTCAGATAAAGCTAAAGCTAATTTACCAGTTATATCTATAGATGCGTTAAATAGCTATGGAGATGCGAGAGCGTCCTCGTGGGGGGGAGAGAAGTTCTTAGGCGGCTTTGGGGTTACTAAAGATTACAATATTATTGATTATTACGCATTACGTACCCGCTCTAAGCAGCTTTTTACTGAGAACTTATACGCAAGAGGTCTTATTAGAAGACTGATAACTAACGAAATAAACAAGGGGTTAGCGTTAGAAGCTACTCCAGACTCGGAGATACTAGGCGTACCTAGAGAAGAGTTAGCCGTATGGTCCGAGAATACAGAACGTAGGTTTAGTATCTGGGGCAAAACACAGAAAATGTGTGATTATAAAGGGATGTCTACATTCGGAGCTATCCAACGCCAGGCGCGTATGATGGCTATAGTATCTGGAGACGTACTCGTTATAATTAGACAAAGTAAGCAAGGTTTACCCACAGTGGACCTAATAGACGCGGAGCACGTATCGGACCCAGCTAAAGACGCGGATTACCGCGCTATAAAGAGTAGAGGGAATACGGTAGAGCATGGGGTCGAGTTAGACTCCCGAGGTACACACATAGCTTACTTCGTATTACAAGACGATGACACTTATAAAAGGGTACCAGCTAGAGGGCCAAAGACAGGCCGCTTACAAGCCTGGTTATTATACGGTACTGAGAAATTACTAGACGATGTACGCGGGCAGTCGCTACTGGCTTTAGTAATACAATCATTAAAAGAAGTAGACAGATATAGAGATTCAGAGCAGCGAGCCGCGGTAGTTAACTCCATGATAGCTATGTGGGTAGAGAAAACAGAGGACAAAATGGGTACATTACCTATGTCCGGTGGCGCTATCCGTAAAGATACAGTCACTACTCAGAACGATTCACAAGGCCGTAAAGACGTAACATTCTCTAGCCAAATGCCCGGAATGATGTTACAAGAGCTACAGCACGGAGAGAAGCCTACGAGTTACGATACTAAGAGACCCAATGTTAATTTTGGCGTATTTGAGGCTTCTATAATTAACGCTATAGCCTGGGCTAATGAAATACCACCAGAAGTACTAACTCTAGCTTTTGCTAACAACTACTCAGCGAGTAGAGGTGCGGTAAATGAGTTTAAATTATACTTAGATAGAATCCGCGCTGGTTTTGGCGAGGAGTTCTGTTCTCCTATTTACCAGGACTACCTATTATCGGATGTACTACAGGGGGGCATAAAAGCCGCGGGGTTTTTAGAAGCCTGGCGTACGCCATCCCAGTGGGATAAATTAGGTGCCTGGAATTTAGCAGACTGGGCCGGAGCGATTAAGCCAAGCGTGGATTTACTAAAAGAAGTTAAAGCATACAAAGAGCTAGTCTCTGAGGGCTGGATAACTAGAGATAGAGCAGCTAGAGAGCTTACGGGTATGAAATACTCCAAAGTTACAGACCAGCTAGCACTAGAGAATAAGCAATTAGTGGGGGCTTTAACGCCTTTAATAGACGCGGGTCTTATTAAAGACGAGAACCCGGAGTTAGAATCTGATACAGAGGAGATAGAATAATGGCTAACCCAGTAATAGTACCATGCCCCGAGGGAGCATGGACGAAAGTAGCAACAGCGCAAACGACGGGGGTAATACATATAGTATCCGAGAAGCCGGATAAATACCTACAGACGTATAGAGACACGGAAGACGCAGCGCCCACTACTATCGCGGAGGCTGTCCCATTTACAGAGCACCTCCAGATATCAGCAGCGGCGGCCATAGACGTCTACGTGTGGGCGCAAGGCTCAGCGGGTAGTGTAAGGGTAGACTTGTGAGTAGCGTAGTAGGCAACGGTGGGTCGAAAGATATCCAGGGGAAATATAACGGTATTACTATTATCACCGAAGATGCCCGGGCCATACACGACGGACTAGAGTTTTCGATAGGTGGCGACGGGACGATAGCAAAGGCTACTAGCATATCTTTTTTAGGTATCACGGGGGATGAACAGGTACATTTTGACGAAGTAATAGGCCAATTTTCGCAGGGTAATGTTAGGTTTACCCTATTCGAGGGACCGACAATAACAGATAATGGGACACCGATTACACCAACTAATAGTAACTTCGAGTCGACAAATGCAGCGGAGTTACAGACGTTCTTAAACCCGTCAGTATCGGCTAATGGGACTGCTAAAGCCAGCGCTTTTTTACCTCTTACGGGAGGAGGGGCTAATGTTACCCCGAGTTCGGGAGGGATAGCCGGCGGTCGGGTGTTAAAAAGGAACACTACATATTTAATTTTAATTGAGAATGAGGACGTTAACACGGGGGTAGACTACGACGTAACTTTTAACTGGCACGAGTCAGACATTATCTTAGATTAGGGGAGTTTAATATGATTTTATACGCGATGGACGCTGGATACCTAGACCAGCACTTAAGTAAAATGGAGAACGCTAGCGCGGAAGATAAAAAGCTAGCGCTAGAACAATTTGGAGACGCACAGTCTGATGGAATCATGGTTCGTGAGAACGGGTCGGAGACTGCGCGTATAAACATAAGCGGTCCGATGACTGTATCAGGGCCCAGTCCACTAGCTAGGTACTTTGGTTTTGGTGGTACGGGGTATAATGAGATTATATCGGCAGCGCAGATGTTAGCTAAAGACCCCACGGTTAAAAATGTGGATTTAGCTATGAATACTCCAGGTGGTACCGTAGAGGGTATGGACGAAGCTAAACAGGCTCTCGACCTACTAACTACGGCGGGGAAAACAGTAACCGCAGAAAATCACGGGATGATAGCTTCGGCTGGGTACTACCTAGCTATGGCAGCGGGAAGTATTAAAGCTATGTCCCCCTTAGCTGTTACAGGTTCTATAGGAGTGGTAGTAGCTGGGTGGGATATGTCCGAGGCCCTAGCAAATAACGGTATACGTAAAATTAAAATAGTGTCGGAAGACGCTCCGGACAAACAAGCAGACCCTACGACTGATAAGGGGCGCGACATAATCCAGGCGCAAATAAACGCTATGGGTAGGGTATTTACTAACGTAGTAGCGGAAGGTCGTAACACGACGGAGGCTGACGTTAAAGCTAATTTCGGTAAAGGGGGGTTATTAATCGCCAAAGACCCGGAAGAGGGCAGTCCAGACGCGTTATCCGTCGGGATGATAGACAGTGTGGTTATAGGGGGAGAAGTCGTAGAGTCTGGTGATACTGAGGATATAGCAAAAAATAAAGGTTTACGCTATAATACGTCAGAGGCAGACGAAGACGAGCTCCTTTCGCAAAGTAGCGGGGACTCAGTCCCTCAATCAAAAACCGCTCCGAGCGGGGATAATAAGGATACCATTATGGATATTACAAAGTTAAGAGCCGAACACCCGTCGGTATTTGCCGAAGCGGTAAAGATAGGGGCAGATTCAGAGCGTGAGCGTGTAGAAGCGCACATTACAATGGGCGAAGCGTCAGGCGACAACACTATGGCGCTAGAGAACATTAAATCAGGCGCGGGGTTTACTCCGACTATCCAGGCTAATTATATGGCGGCTGGGATGAATCGTCAAGACACGCAAAGTCGCGGAGATGATAACGTAGAAGATATCAACACAAGCGCTACAGATACAGATACGCAAGATGACGCGGTATCTAAAGCATTAGCCGAAATTACAGGAGTAGAACATGAGTAATCTAGTAATAGAAAATGTGGACCAAGGGAAGGTTATAATCGCTGACGCTATCCATGACGATGAGATTATCGCCTTCCCCGGTGCGGACACGTACGTAGAAGGTACAATCCTCGCACGTAAACAAGTGGTGGACGCGGTAACAGCTTCAGCGTTCACGGGTACAGGGTCAGGGACTATCTCGGCTTCCGTGGTTGCGGCTGGTCCGGTAGTGCCTCTAGTAGGTGCGTATGTTCTTACATGTACTGAGACGGTAACTAATGGGGGGGTATTTAAACTCGAAGACCCGAACGGAGCTATCGTAGCTACGGGCTTAGCGTTAACGGTTGCAGACGGAGGTACGACAGACTTCGAGACGGCGGGGCTAGCGTTTACGGTTCTGGAGGGTACAGGTACGGACTTCGTAGCCGGAGACTTTGCGACTATGACAGTAGCGGCCGCAGATAACGACGTAGTAATATTCGCCGTAGATGGTACCGGAGGGGCGCAGGTTCCTTTAATGGTATTGACTTACGACATTACTACAACGGGCGCGGCGGATGTCGCAGCGAGACCGATGATATCGGGACGTGTAGTACGTGAGAGACTTGTTATTGACGCGGGTGGTACTGTTACAGACAGTATCGTGGACCAGTTAAGAGATTACGGCATTGTAGCGGAAAGCGTTACACAGCTTAGTACATTAGATAACCAATAAGGAGGGTATCATGAGTGGAAAAACGACAAGAGTAATGCTAGAGGCCTACAAACAAGCGGCCGAAGTAACACTATTCCTAGCGGGGATGTTTCGTTCTCCTAGAGAGAACTTCCATAACTCGGCAGAGGTGGAAATTGACATCGAGCGCGAGGATGAGGATATCTCTATCGCAGTACAGGATTTAAGTGCGGGAGCTCGTAATAACGAGTCTACTCTTTATACGAATAAGACTTTTACTCCCCCTATACATAAAGAGAAGGGCTCAGTATATGCGCATACTCTTATTACTAGTAACGCAGGGGAAGATCCTTTCGAGGGTGTCGACTTTATAGCTACCGCTATAGCACGTGGTATTAAGCTGTATATGTTATCGATTATAAGCCAAAAGCTACGCACTTTCCTGATGCGGCGATAGCGTGGGATAATGCTTCATCTACAAAAATAGCGGACCTATTAGCTTTATGTCAAGTTATTAAATCTGATGGTAAACGCACACCGGATATGTTAATTATGGGTGAGGGTTCTTACGAACTATTTATCTCAGACGACGAGGTTTTAGCTCGTTTAGATAATCGTCGTATTGAGGGCAACGGAATCACACCACTAGAGCGTATGGGCGATGGCGGTTTATTTCGTGGTGTTGTAGAGATAGGTAACTATAAACTAGATATCTGGACTTATGATGGAGAGTACAAAGACCCGGAGACTGGTAACTTACTTAAATATATCCCGAATGATAAAGTTGTGGTACGTGCTTCGGCGGGTAGACTAGACGCTACATTCGGAGGTATCCCTAGAATCACTAACAAGGTAGACCCACGAGTACCGGCGCAGCTAGTTGGCCGTACGAGTATACCGGGTAGAGGTTTTGATATCCAAAATAACGCATGGATTACAGAAGATGGCGAGACATTATTTGTACAAGCGGGTACACGTCCACTGTTAATCCCTACGGCGATAGACACATTCGGTTGTCTTGATACGTTAATATAACTCCAGCAGTGCTGGGGTAACCTAAATTAAGGAAATAACATGGCAAAAAGTAACGCGGTACTAATTACTTCTATTTTGGCGCTAGCGCTTGCGCTGGGAGACGATACTCCGGTAACGGGAGGTCTAAACAACGTCGCTCTAACTTCATTAGAATCAGAGCTAAAAACGCGTAAAGCTAAAGCTGAGGCAGACGCAGTGGCTAAAGCTGAGGCAGATGCTGACGCAGCGGCTAAAGCTGAGGCAGAGTTAGAGGAGTACGTAATAGCACCGGGTAGGTCTGTTACTAGCTTAAAGGGCATTCGTGGCGAAGGCGACGAGGCTTTAGCTAAGCATTTCCCTGGCGGAGAAAAGACATTCCAAGACCTTATCGAACGTGGAATCGTTGTAAAAAAATGAGTTTACGCAGCGTAGCCGAGAATGACCTAGGAGCTATCTTAGAGGATGGTGTAATGGGTTTCGGCTGGGCTATACAAGTTACAGATCCTAGTGGTCTATCTAAACCCCTTACCGGTTTTTCAGATGATATTAGTCAAATAATTGACCCCGATACTGGAGAAGCTGTAAGTGGTCGTCTTGTTTCTGTGGCGTTAAGAATCTCGTCATTAACGACAGCGGGCCTCACTTTACCGGTAGGTATTGCAGATGCCTCTAAAAAACCCTGGATTATCGAGTTCGATGATATTAACGGGAACCCTTTTAAATTTAAAGTATCACAGTCTAACCCAGATAGAGCGCTAGGCCTGGTTACTTGTTTACTGGAGCTATACGTATGATACCTAACCTAATAGATAAGCAAGATAGCTTCGAAATAATCAGAGACCAGATAGCGGCCATACTCTCCACAGAAGTGGCTAGTCAGATGGCGCTAGCTATAGCGGAGGCCAAAGAACCCAACGACTGGAAAATGAGAATCTTTATAGAACGCTCTAACCCTTGGGAGCAGTGGCTTAATAACCCGACAGAGGATAAAAGCCCCATAGTAAATGTGTGGTATTTAATGTAGACTGTTATGGGTATGGAGTGAGTGAGGATGACGGCGCGAGTGGCCATAAACCCGGGGATAGAGAGGCAGCTTTAGAAGTCCAAAAAGCGCTAAGATTAGTACGTAACATACTAATGGCCGCGGAGTATACGTACCTGGGGCTCAGAGGACTAGTGTGGCAGCGATGGCCACAGTCTATTAATGTGTTTCAGCCACCTATAGACGGAAGACAGACGCAGCAGATAGTAGGAGCTAGAGTAGCATTTAGAGTTAAATTTAACGAATTTTCGCCACAATTTGACTTAAATACGTTACAATTAGTATCTATAAACGTATTACGCACAGAAGACGGCGAGATAGTCGCGGAAGCGGACTACGATTACACCACTTAACGATAAGGAGTTATGGTATGGCAATAAGTACAGCGATAGACGCTTCCGCAGTAGCGAGAGTCGTCGGAATTAAAACGGCATTTAAGGACCTTCGTGGAGGTATTTTATTTTTGCCCCAGCGTCTAATGGTAATCGGCCAAGGTAATACCGCGGCGGTATATGATACGACTAAATTACAGGTAACTAGCGCGCTACAAGCGGCGCAGACTTATGGTTTTGGTTCTCCTATACACTTAGCGGTTAAAGAACTTTTACCTTCTAACGGAGATGGTGTAGGGACTATCCCTGTAACTGTTTATCCGTTAGAAGATGCCGCGGCGGGAGTTGCTTCCGCGGGAGATATTACTCCAGGGGGGGCGCAACTTGAGGCAGCGTCTTACCGTATAAGTGTTAATAACATTTTATCCGAGCCATTTGTTATCTTAGAGAGTGCGACAGTAGCTACGATTACAGCCAGTATCACTACCGCAATTAATGCGGTTTTAGACATGCCTATTATCGCGGTAGATGGTTCTACGGTAGTAGACTTCACATCTAAGTGGGAAGGTACAAGC